CTATTTTAATTGGGCTAGCCCATATCTCAAGATGCTCTTCGGGACGCTGTGGTTGTCCCACTTGCAGATGATTGTTGGCGTCAAAATAATATCCAGACGGTGCCACGAACTTGATCAAGCTTCCCACCACCGCATAATAAAATGTCGTGCTGGCCGTACCACCCACTGAAATAGGCGATCCACTGTTGTTTTTGAAGTAACCAGTGGTTTCATTTGCCAGCGTAGTGCTCTGTTGCCAGGTGGTGTTATAGGTGCTGAGATTGATAGTGGCCGTCATATTCACAGTGCTGCTAGACAGCGCAATCGCACTACCATTGGGCGCTGTACTGACTGTGAATGTTTTATTGATGTCGTTTACACCTATGATGTAATAGGGTAAACCAGCGATGAGACCGCCACCCACTGCACCTGTGAATACTACTTGCAATGGCAAGAACTGCGGCTTGACATAGCGTTGGAAGAAGTCCGTGGCATTCTCATTGCTGACCGTGATGGCATTAGTGCCCGATGTGGTGCCGGTGCAGACGATGTCAAACGTGTTGGTCAATTCGCGTGGGAAATTGGCGTAATAAAACTGCCGCATGGTTGTGTCAACCAGCTGAGGTTGCACTTGATTGGCTATGACATCAGCTATCTCATTGCGATTGGTCCAAGAGAATAGTATGGCCGGCAGTATGTTTTCTTCCCAGAGTCCGCCATCGCTGCCAAAAGTGTTGGTGCTGCTATACTTGCCAGTGTTGTCCACTAGATCTAGGTAGCGACTGGTGCCGATGCTGCTGCGATTTACAGCTTTGCTTTTTAGTATGCTGTTGTAGGCTGTAAAGGGAAATAGATTATAATCCTCACCATTGACCATGCGATTCTGGGTATAGTATCGACCCGGAGCGCGTTGTTTGATGTCATCAATGCTTTCCCGAGACTGGGCATTGCTGACCGGCTTGGTGATACCGCAGGTGAATGTGATGGTTTCAAGATTACCGGTGCGGCTGATATAATTGATAGGCAATACTACATTCTGCATTTCCTCGGGATTGATGATGTATTGCAATCCATTGCTGGCCCGGACATAGGCACGATAAGTTCCTACTGGAATTTCTGAAAACACACCATCCCCAAACACCATGGTAATCTGATCATTGGCCCGGCTGGTCGTGGTGTAGATGGGACGCAATTGTTGTTGCTGCTGACCAGCAGCGGAATAGATGTTCTCCACATATTGCCATTGGCGATTGATATTGCCCAGATTGTCCAGCTGGAACAACCAGCGATCCGTGTTGTTGATGCCCTCGATGTTGATGTCAACTGTGCGATTGGCGATGCGATCGGCCAAGTTGAAATCTTGATTTTGCAAAGTTCCTTGTTTGAACAAGAAGAAATACCCAGTATCGGCGCTGGCATAACCCAGTTGATCGTTGCGATATAAGACGTTGAAGCTCACGCCCGGTTGGGGCGGGGGCTCATAGATATAATCCTCACCTGCAGTGGTGGAACTCATGGCTTCAAATTGCATGCTGATACCATCCACGGTGGAGGTATAGGAAATAACCGGCAAGAAGCCAGGCACCAAATTGACTGCATATTCATCGGTCAATACACCCAATATGCTTTGACGATTGCCGGGACGACCGACTTTTTGTGTGTCCACAAGAGCAGCATTGATGATCGTAGTAAACTGTTCCTGCCAGTCTGGATTGGTGGGATCGTTCCAATTGACTATGATGTTGCCTAGGTTTACACCGTTGTAGTCCGTGACATTTTCTGTGGTGACCACGTTGAATACCTTGAGCAGGCCCTGGGCCGCGGTATTGCGTTTGGCTGTATAGCTGACCAAATTGGCCAGGCGTACCACTGAATCCCGGCGCTCGGCGGTGTCTATGTAGTTTTCGCGGGTGTTTAGGTCTGTGCGAAACGCCAGACTCTGTCCCATGAACGCGATTATGTCCAGCAGAGCTATGAACTCTGAACTTTCAACATAGTCATTGAATGTTTCTGGATAATAAAGACGTAGATAGTCTATGAAGCTTTTGCGTAGAGTTTCAAAATCATAACTCTGGAAGTCAGCTTCGCGGTATGTTTGGTAGATTTGCTTCCAATCTTCTACCCCAAAAATTGCTGTTTGTCGTGTTGTTTGCGCCATGCCTAGTGAGCCTCGGGAATCTACTGGTATTTATGGAACCTAAAAACGGCTCAGTTATACGTAAGAGGCGAATCTCTGTTGCGCATCAAAGAAAACACTGAGTATTTCAGTGGTGGTGCTCTGCACAGTCTGCACTTGCAATTGAATCAGGATACCATTTTCTTGGGGGAAGGCCTGGATACTAGTAATCGTGATACGGGGATCTTGGGCCACTACTCGTTGTATCTCACTGTTGATATTGTTCTGTAGTTCTTGGATTTGATTTTCAAACAAAAAATCCCAGATCAAGGTACCAGTCGCGGGTCGGCCCGGCAGGCTTCCCTGGCGTATATTGAACGCATTGATCAAGTCTTGTTTGATCAATGCGAAGTCCGTGAGCGTGAATTTTTTAGGACGATTTACTGTGCTGAAACCAACGAAAGTAGTCATGTAGATATTTATTGTTGGGCTGCGATGGCTTCAATGCGATCTTTCAAGAGCTGTAGCTGTTTTTTGACAATCTCTACCGCGGCCGGTATCTTGCTTGCGATATTTTCTAAATTTGCGGCGCCGGCCATGGTTTTTCCAGTGCGCGCCTCCAGAGCTTGACTTTGACGTTGTAGCGCCAAGATCTCACCGCTCAAGGCAGAATAATCTGCCAGCAAATCTTCCCAACTCTGGATGAGACTGGCTATATTAGAGACATTTGTAGTGGCTCTGGCTCGTTCCGAGAGTGGTACCAGATCCACGGTCCTGGCATTCAATTCAGCATATCTATTTTTTGCCAGGGATTCCACGTTGATGTTCAGGGTCAATAACGCTGTGGCCACGATCTCTGTGGCCGGGATGCTTTGGAAATCCACCGGTGGTATTTTGTCATTGCCGGTGACTCTGGTAACGGCCGCGTTGATGGTCTGTCTATCGGCGGTGTCTATGGCGGGATTGGCCGGCTCTTCTTGACGCACTGCATCGTTGGCCGTGGTGTTGCTGAGATCCACTGCGAACGCTCCGTCACGGGCTATCTTGTCAAAAGTGTTTTTGACCTCGGCCGGCAGGGGCAGATCCTTGGCCCAACTGGCTGCGTCAGCGATGCTTTTGCTGGCATTTAGGGCCAAGCCAGCCTTGGCCGACTCGCCTAGTTTATCCAGGGAAACCCCCAGGTCTTTTACCCCAGCGAGCCCTTGGCTCATGAGATCTTGCTGTATGAGATTTTGCGTGGGCACCGAACTCAGCAATTTATCAACATTGGTCACACCGTTCACCCCGGTCCATACAGCGGGACTGTTCAATACTGAAGTTAGGTTGGCTGTGCCGGCAGCGAGATACGTACTGAAAGTTCCGGGTTTGAGCACACCAGCACGTTCCAGCTGCTGGGCATCAAATCCAAACTTTCCCGCACCCAATTCATTGCTGACAATGGTGGACGCTTGACCCACAAGTTTGCTGGCCTGGCTCATCGCGGCCCTCACATCCAGTTGACTCAGCCCTTGCATGGGCATGAGACTGCTGGCTTGCTTGGCCAAATCCGCCACGTTGATCGGGTTAGATGGCACTATGTTTTTTATGGCATCGTTCACACCTGCAGCCGCGGCTGTGGCCGCATTGGTTGCCAATTGCGTGCCTTGGTTGAACAGAGTCGAGGTCTGGGGCAACAATGCCTGTGTGGTTTGTGCCGCGGCGCTCAATAAACCCCCGGCCAATTGGCTCACAGCGTTGATCTCATTGCCGGGCTTGAGTCCCACCAAGCTGCCGGCATCTAGCTGTTGTTTGAAGATTTGTTGGGCCTGGGCTTCGGTCAGCGCAGGTGGACCATCAACTTCTATGACTTGTCCGTTAACGGGATTGGTAAAAGTAAATTTGCTCATTTGACTCTCAAGGTAACACCGGCCGGGATAGGTGGTGCAGCCGGCGGCGGAGTGGGTTGTCCCTGCTCGTATTCTATCTTGACATCAACACCGAGATTATGATATGGCCAAGGTTCGTGCGTGGGCACTCGATTGCAGATGGATTCGAGATTGCCGGCGTCTGTGACCCAACCCTTGTTGGTGCTGAATTTTACCGTGTCCAGTTTGACCTTGGGCACCGG